CCTTCATCGTCATCCGGTGCGAGGGGATGCGTCACACGGATCGGACGGATTGTCCCGTTCGGGACCGCGTAAGCGAAGGCCCACGTGTCCGGCTTCTCGGTCGTGACGATCTCGATGAGCGCTTTCCGCTTCGTGTTGAAACCCCAGGTGTGCTTTTCGAGGAGGGCTTTCCGCGCCATCGGGTAGAAGCGCGCGCAGTGCATGGCCTCGACGCTCCCGTCAGGCGGAGAGATCGCGGACACGTTCGCGCTGTTACCCAGGTGGCCGAGGGAGAGGTTGCAGATGTCGACAGCACTTGCCAAGGTGTTCTCCTAGAAAAAACGGGGGCCGAAGCCCCGCTCGAAATTACCCCGCCAAAGGAGGAGAGACTAGACGAGGTCTTTTGCAGGAAGGCCCAGAGGCTTCTTCGGGCCTTCCTTCGTAGCGACAGGAGGGGCCTCGTCCTGGACTCGCTCCATCCAGCCGCCGAGTTGTTTCTCGTCTCTGACGACGAAAACCTCCCCGACGCGACGACGCGAGCCCTTGTAGAAGCCAACCTGCTTTGCTCGAACCTTGATACCCATGTCTCACCCCTCCTTGTTACAGGGCGTCAGGCAGCGCAGCCCACTTCGCCACATTGCGCGTCAGGAAGGCGTTGAACTTGCCTGCCGTCAGGGGCCCTGTAGCAACCGTGAAGCGGACGCCCAGGTAGCGCTCATAGTCCGCGATCGGCAGCGGGAGTATCCAGGCGGTGTAGCCCGCCACCAAGGTGGCCTTGCCGATTGCCGCGGTAGAGGCGTGCACCGTCGCACTCGTCGCCAAGTTGGCGGTGCTGTCCGACTCCAGAGAGAAGGTGACGGTAGCCGCACCCGCCGCGGTAGCTGCCGCGTCCACCTGGACCACCAGGTACAGCGGCTCCCCGTTGCCAAGGTCCTGCAGCGTCGGTGCGGCGCCCAAGTCGATGACATCGGAGATTGCTGAGGCGGTCACTGCCAGCGCGTCGGCGAATTCCGTACGTTCGTCGAAAATCATTTTGTTGCTCCTTTCTTACCGGTTAGATGCCGGCTTCGGTGTTGAGGATGGCGTCGACGCGGCGGCAGGGGATACCGTCGAACATCGTCACGTGCTTGCCCGCGACCATTTCGGCGGTCAGCGTGCTTGCGGCGACTTTGTTCGCGATCTGCCGACGCAGGAACGACTTGATCGTCCGGTTCATGTAGAACACCGGGCGACCCATCGAAAGCGACGGAACCAGTTCCAGGGCCTGCGTCATCAGGTCGATCAGGTCCGGGCCGGAGGCCGCGTTTTTCACGAGGTCTTCCTGGTCGATGTTGATCCGGACGACATAGCGCCAGTCGCGCACGGTCAGGCCGACATCCCAGCGATAGTGCGAACGGAACGCTTCCATCCGGCCGCCGGCGCCGTCCACGTTCTCGATTGTGACGCGGCCCAGGTCTTCCATGCGCAGGCCAGCGACGCTGCCCTTCGGGTAGATGCCGTGCACCGTGTTCGGGCCCCATACGACGAGCCAGATCGAGGTGTTGTCAGCGTTGTCCGGGGTGGCTGCATCCGTCAGGATGTTGCCGCCGTTCTCGGCCGACTGCGAGTTGAAGCGGGGCGAGAAACCGGTGAAGGCTTCCGGCTCGGTCGACTCGTTGCCGTAAATCAGCGTCGAGGCGAACTCCTGGTTCATGCCCTCGATGTGGGCGCGATCCTCGGAGAGACGGAAGTCAGCGGTGTTGCCGTTCAGTTCGGCCAGGGCCTTGTCGACCTCGGCGTACGCCTCCAACATACCGCAGGCGTCCGTGATCTGTACGGTGCGGCTCTTCGTCGGCTGGACGCCGCCGTAGAGCTTGCGCCAGGTCGGTGCCGGCAGGCCGGTGCGGACAGTGGTGCGGTGCCCTGTGGCGAGGTTGCCTTCGAGCCAAACCATGTCCTCAATGATCTCGTTGGTCTGAGCGAGCATCTCGGCAATGGTGTCGATTTTCCCGTTCGGGTCCAGGCGCTTGGTGATGTCCAGAAGCGTCGGGTGGGAGGTAGCAAGAGTTGACACTGTGGTACTCCTTTCTTAGCCGTAAAGTTTTTGTGCCGGGGTCTTCTCCGACTGGGGCGGCGAGCCTGCGACGTGTCCGTCTTCCTTGGCTGCCTTCCCCGCGCGATAACAGAACCGGATGACCTCGGGGTGGTTGCCCAGGCCCGAATCAACCAGCAATTTTTTCAGCTCCGGGGTGCCGTAGGTGTCGAGCGCTGTCTTGGCGATCGCCAAATTTGCGTCGAGCTTCTCACCCCCGAACTCGGTGTCTGCTTTGGAGGCCGCGGTCCACTCCTTGTGAGCGTTCTCTACGGTCTCCTTGATCTGTGCCTGCTGCTGTTTCGCAACGGTCGGGCCCAGTCGGTCGATGACCTTCTGCGCATCCGCCTGTGAGAGGTTGAGCTCTTTCGCAATACCCTTGAACTCGCTGAGGACGGTCGGATCAAGCACGACATCTTCCGGCGCGGTGAAGTCGGTGTACGACTCCGGTGCTCCGGTGTTGCCGCCCTTGTCCGTAGCGTTGGTCTCGCCAGGTTTGGGTTGAGCGTCATTTGGCGCGGGCGCGCTGGCTGCGGGCGCGGCTGCTGCCGCGGGGACGTCACCAGGGGCTGCTGCAGCGGCCGGTGCTGGTTTAGGTGCGGCTGCTGCTGGGCTTTCGTCTGCCATACTCTCTTTGCTCCTTTAGCATTAAGGCGTACTTTTCAGGACAGGCTTCGTGGATCAAAGAGATGATCTTCAGTCCTACGTTGCGCTGCCCCTCTCTGAAGAACGTCTCGGAGTTGCCGGTGAAGCTGCTCCGAAACACTCCACACTGCTCAAGAAGTCGCCACACGTAACGGCGGCCTCTCTTGTCTTCCATGACGAACTTGAAGTCGTCAACCTCGATCTGTCTTTCCTGTCGGAGGGTTTCCCCCACCGCGGTCTCTGCGGCCTCTAGCGCGGCCAGGTCGAACGGGTCGGTGTCCTTCATGCGTGCAATCTACCGCTCTCGTGTAAAGGTAGGTGCACTACGCGCGACGGGAACGCCTACGGTAGTAGGGCATCAAACCGAGGGTCGCGGGCTCTTCTCCGACAGGCTCGTCCTGCTGGATCAGGCTTTCATCGAACCAGCCAGCGACAAGCGCTGTCTCATCAAACCAGCCTTCTACCCTGAGCGTTTCATCAAACAGGCCGAGTGCCATTACTTCTCCATGATGGTGAATTCGCCGCTGAAGAAGGTCGCCGTAGTGGCGCTGGCCAACACGCAATGCAGCAGGCAGGTGCCGTTGTAGAGTCGGATGCCGGGGGAGCCGATGACCTTCTGCGCGGTGACGTTCGGGATCGTGGTGCCGATGGTGGCGATGTCGCGGGTGATCATCAGCGAGATCGAGCCGCTCACCCATGAGGTGCCGAGCGTGATCCCTTCAATCGACCTGACGCCTTTGTCGCCGGCCGCCAGGTTGAACCAGATGAGCGTGCCGATGACCGGCGTGGCGGGGGCCTGCGAGCCGACGATGGCCGACAGGGTGGCCGTGCGGCCCGATGTACCGTCTGAATTGGTATAGCTCACCGTGGCGTTGCTCGCGACCGCAGCCAATCCAACCGCTGCCGTACAGAGAATGGCGATCATGCAGCCTTCGCCGTTCGTGGTGCCGTTGATGTCACGCGCGGGCAGCGTCGGCGTGGTGATGGCCTGCGCCGTGGTCGTGGTGATGGCGAGACCGCTATTCACCCACAACACGTCGAAGAACAGATGCGAATGGTTGACCCCCGCCGCCATCTGCAGCTCGGCGAGGTAGTTCGCGCCGACCGACGGGTTCTTGATCGGGATGCAGCCGGCATCGGCCGCCGCCGTGCCGTCCGTGGCGCGCCCATTGACGCCGGGCGTGCCGACGGCCCAGGCGCCGGGGAAGCCGCCGTCTTTCGATGTGCAGTACCAGTAGCCCGCCGCATCCGCTGCGGTGCCTGTCTTCATGAAGCCGACGGGGAAGCCGCCATACGCGCCGAGGCCGGCGGGCGGATATTCGGCGCCGTTGGTATCGTGGTGCGTCCAGCGCCCCTCCTCGTTGAAAATCATGTTCTCGCCGGGGAGCAGGATGAAGGACATCAGCTCGACCGGGTTGGTGCCGTCGGTGTGATCGACCGTCACGGCGCAGGAGGCGGAAGCGTGGTTGTTGGTGATGTTCAGGTGCTTGACGTTGCGCTGCGTCGAGGCGGCCGGCGAGCCCACCACGGTGGTGGTCGTGGCCGTGGTGATGCTGGCGGTGTTGGTGCGGCCGGGCGTGATGACGCCGGCGGCGTTGTCCACCCAGGCGGCATAGACCTCGATGTCGGCCGCTGCGGCTGTGATGACGCGCAGCAGATCGCTGGTGCTGGCGAGGATCAGCATTACGCTTCCGGCTCCCCGATCAGCGCCTCGAAGCGGCGCGTGCCATCGAGGAAAGTGGCAAGACATTTGATCTTCATGGTTCCCCCTACCCGAGAATCTTCGCAGCCTGGGCCTTGAGCTTCTCGATTTTCTTTTCGAGTTCTTGCCCCTCTTTCAAGAGCAAGTTGTTGGCTTCCGCCAGCTCCAGGGCGAGCTTCTCTTCCGCCGTCTTCTTGCCGACAACACGCACGAGCTCGTCCTCGCCCGCGGTGACGACCGCTTCAGCTTGCGCCTTCGCTTCGTTCACGATGTCGGCCGCCTTCTGCTCGGCCGCTTCGCGAATTCGCTTCGCCTCGGCGCGCGCCTCTGCGAGCTTGCTCTGTGCGTCAGCCATCGTGGCCTTGGCTGCCTCCGCTTCCTTGATGGCGTCAGCGGCTTCCGCTTGCGCCTTGTCCTTGGCAGTCTCCGCCTCGCGTCGCACCTGTTCGAGGCTGCCAACGTCGTCGAGGAACTCCCCCACCCGTTGCAGCGAGCGGAAGGTGCGGGTCAGTGAGCGGACGTCTTCCGCCGCCTGTTTCAAGTTGATCTCGCTCATTTCCAGGTGCTCCTCATCAGAAGAATGACAGTCAGGTCGGTCGTCCCGTCACCTCCTGTCACTCGCGGGCGGATGTAACGGGTGAGCTCCATGACGGTCTCCACCTTCGCCGCCGTGAAGCTGAGTGCGTTGCCTTGAGGGTCCGTCAAGGTCGCCCAGTTGGTGCCGTCGTTGCTGCCTTCGATGACGACCGTGCCGCCCGCGCCGAAGGTGCCGACGACTTGCACTGTCCTGTCGGACGCGCCCGCGTACGCTACCCTCTCACCGTCGGCGTCCGTCGTCGTGAGATTCAACCAGGTGGCAAGAAACGCGCCCCCTTCGATCCCTTCCTTTGCTACTGTCCTTGTGCCCATCGTTCACCCCCTGTCGAAAAGTAACTGCGCTGCAGGAGAGTCGCTCCCTCCTGAAAGTTCCATGTCCGTGATCTGCAACTCCACCCGCATCTCCGTGCCCTCCTGCGTAGCGTTCGCGCTCGCGCTGGTAACGTCGACGAGGGCGGACATGCGCATCTTCGTACCCACTACAGGAGGTGCCGAGAGGCCCAGCTTCTTCATGCTCTCGTCGTTAAGCGTGACGAGCAGGCCGTAAGGGTACGCGGGGGTCTCGCCGCCGGCAGCGAGCGGGTAGTCCCCCGCCTCTTTTGCGCTCTGCTTCATGTTGATCATCGTTCACTCCTTATGCAGGGATCGAATACCCTTGAAATTGGTTCATCAAATCGGCCAGCACGGTGTCGCCACCGGTCTGCGTCTCGCTCATCGTCTTCGCCGTCTCCGCACCCGCTTGCATCGTCGCGGCCTTTTGCATTGCTGCCTGCTGCTTGGCCCTCTGATCGCGCACGATCGCGACCTTGTCATCGGCGACGATCAGGTTCGGGTCGGTGCCCAGCATGTCGGCGTACGCGTCCACGATCTGGTCGGTGTCGAGCTTGTCCCATATCGAGGGGTCACCCTTCGCTCCCGCGATCTGAGCCACCGTCCCGATCAGCCTGTCGACCGAGCTCACGCCAACGGCACGTTGCGCCTGCGCGAGCACGCTCACGAACTCGACGTTGAGTTCGAGTCCCTGGAGTTCCCTCGGCACAGGCGGCAGGATGCCGGCTTCGAGCATGCGGTCGAACGTGATGTCGATTTTCGGCATCAGCATCTCGTTGTGCAGCCTCTCCAGCACCGGCCCCAACATGAGGAGTTTCTCCTCGTGCTTCTCTGCGATCTCGCGTGCCGTCACGTTCGAGCGCTCGATGTTCGCGATCATCATGAAGAGGTCAGCATAGAAGGCCTCCCGGATGCGTGTGCGTACGTCCTGGATGTCGTTGAGTAGGTGGCTCAGGTCGAGGCGCGACTCCCACGCGGGCGTCATCTTCGAGCTCGCGTTCGTCATGTCGTGATAGGTGACGCCACCAGGCAGCGTGTTGACCCCGCTCTCCTTCAAGCTCGCTGGCGCCTGCATCGGGGGCTTCGTCATGTAATCAATCCCTTGCGCCTTCCGGAACTGCTCGTGCTGCAACTGCTTGATGTCTCCTAAGGCCTCCATCCCCGGCGAGTTGCCGTAGATGTCGCCGCCCGTCGTGCGCCACCTGGGAGCGATGACCGGGAAACGCTTGTAGCCGGACTCGCGCAGGAACTTGTCCTCGTTGCCCGCAGACTCGAAGTAGCAGGATGCGAACGGCAGGTTCTTGCGACTGCGCGAGTTGACCGTGCGATCAGAGCGGGGCTCGATGATATGGCAAATGGGTATCCACTTGTCGAGGCCTTTGTGGGTATCCCACATGTTCTTGATCGTTTGACTCACCTTCGACCAATCCATGTTGCCGTTGGGCTGGCGCACGAACTCGGCGACGATCTGGGCCACCGTCTTGTTAATCTCTCTCACGAGGGTGTTCACCTCTCCCCGCTCGTCGACAGCGATCGCGTACTCGCCGATGGTCATCGGGTAGTGGTGGATCACGTTCTGGTAGTCGGGGAGGATGAAGCTCGCGCCCGTGCCGAAGGCCCCGAGCTCCTCGTACAGATGATGTAACGACCGGTATGTGTTCGACCGGTTGAAAATCTCACACATGAGGAGCGTGACCTTGTGCATCCACAACGTGACGGGCTCGAACTCCATCAAGTCGATGTCGGGCGTCGTCAGCCGGAACCAGGGGCGCGCAGGGCTCGTGGCACCCGACATCAGGCCTGCGGAGAGGATGCCGTGCGCTTTCGTACCGGTGGAGTCGTAGATCGAGTTGTGACGCTTGTCGCCCCGATTCTGCTTTCCGTCCTGCACCAGGAAGCGGCCGGAACGAGGCAGCAGGTGTTCACCGATGTCCTTCCAGTGGTTTACCCAGCTCTCGCGCTCGTTGAAGAGGTCAGCCTTGCGGGCGCGATACTGCTGCAGGAGCGTGAGCCCGCTCGCGTCCACGTCAGCTTCCCAAGAGCGTGTTGCCGATGTTCAACTGGTCCTTACCCACACCCCCGGTGCCCGTGAGCAGCGTACTCGCAGGTCCGCCCGGCAGGGCCGCGTTCTGTTGCCGCACGGCGGCCGGCTCAGGAGCGCGCGCAGCCTGGGGCGGAGGGGCGACCGGGGCGGGAGCACTCTCCTTCTTCTCGTCCTTCCCGCCGAAGGCAGACGAAACGAGGGAGCTCACGAGCGCCCCCGCAATGGAACCGACGATGCTACCCATAGCTCTGCTCCTTGTAAAAATTTACAGGTCAACGGTAGGGATCATAGTCGCCCGCTTCTGGGGTAAGTGCACCCCTCACGTGCTCGTATGGATTGTGCTCCCGGTTCGTCCTGCGGCCGGGGATGGTGCTCCGGTCCTTCTTGACGACAGGGATCGCGAAGCTCAGTGCAAGCGCGTCGCCGCAGTTGGGGGACACCTGCCCCCTTCGCTTCATGTCCTGCTTGCTCTCAAGCTGTATCTTGCCGTCCATCCTGGGCACCGTCTCGGGCGCGATCAGGTCGCGGTAGAGCTCCTGATCGGGCGGGATCGCGCCCCCTTCCTTGAGCCAGTCGCGTGCCTCGCGCCACATATACGCCCGCAAGTTCAAGCAGCCTGCATCAGGGCTCTCTCCCGAGAACCAGACCAGGTTCCACGAGCGTCCCATCGTCGTCCCTGCACTCACGATGCCTGTGCCGTAGCCGGCGTCGACGTTGACCGCGTCAGCGTGGTGCTCGTCCTCCAGTTGCGCGAGGAGGGTGGCAATCTGTATGTCGTTGTCGTTCTTTGCGATCTTGCGCAGGATGTCGAACCGGAGGCCTTGTCGTTTGGCGATGACAAGGATGTCGTCCCCCTGCCAAGCGGGGTCGCACGTGAGGATGACGGGCGCGAAGTTGTACTGGCGCAGGTCGAGGTGCTTTTCGAACGCTTTGTCGACATCGTCAGTGGAGATGAACTGCGCGATAGACATCGCAGGGAACATGCCCCTCACGCGGACCTTGACCATGTCGGAGTCGAGCCCGTGGTCTTCGATCATCTCGTCGAGGAATTTCTTGTTGGTGATCTGCACCGTGCGACTATCGACGTGCGTGCGGCCCCAGCGGTGACCCTCGCGACCAAAGCAGTCCTTGAACCATCCGGTGTTGCGGGTGCCGTTGCCGAAGGCGAACATCATCGGCTCGCCGTCGGTTAGGCCGCCCTCGGCCACCTCCTTGATCTTGTCGGGCACCGCGGACGCCTCGTCGAAAATGTAGAACGAGGTCGAGTTGACCGCATGCTGTCCGGCGAATGACTCACTATTCTCTTCACGGCATGTCTGCGCGGTGCAGAACCACTCCTCGGGGTAGTCGCGGTGTCTCATGCGCATCGCACCCTTGCCTGTCGTGACGTCGAACCAGTGGCCGGTGATGCAGCGGCGTGTCCACTTCGCGACCTCGGCCCACGTCTTCGAGGAGAGCTGCTCTGCGGTGTTCGCGGTGACGGTGCCGTGTGCGTATGGCCTGGTCGACATGATCCAGTCGACAATCCAGGCTGTCATTGCGCTGTTGTGCGTCGGCACGAACTCCCCGATGAGGTACTCTCCCCCTTCCACCTCAACACACATGGAGGGTGCTGTCTGCACAGGCTGGATGTCATCTATCCACCGGGTTAGATACCGATCCTGCTTACCCTTCAATCTCTCCTGTTTGCGCCGCACGTAGAAGGCTTGGAAGCCATGTGGCATCGTGATCGTAGCCCGCCAGCACGGTCGTCCGTCGAGCAGTGTTCCACCAGGAGACGGGTACTTTGGCCTCTTCACTGTTGGTTGCATACTCGCCCGTCCGCCGAGAGAGCGGGCGAGCCAGATCGCGTCCTCTGCCAACTGGTGGCTGGTGCTGCTGAAGATGATGCTGCCGTCTTTGCTCACCTCTCCGTCGGTATCGAGCAGCCCCCTTAAAACTTCAGCTCTCGTATGCACGCTGTTCCGCAGGTAGAGCGCGGGGATGGCCTTCTCGTAGCTGTACTGATCTGCGACACCTAAGCCCCTCAGCTTGGGGCACAGACCCTTGACGTACAGAGACAGCGCTGTCGTTCCCTGCTTTTTTCCCTCTGTGACCCCGTATCCTGCGGCACGCAGCCTGCTGAGGACTTCCTCGTCGTCAGAGGTGATCCTCGACGTGTTTCTCCCTCCGTCTCCAAGCCACGCTCCTAATACGTAGGGGTCGACAGGCACCGAGCGAAAAGGAAAGCAGACCGCCTCCTGTCGTGGAAGCTCCCACTGCCGCGCAAGAGCTTTTCCGTTCGGTCTCCTCACCCCCTGTACCAGGATGTCCGACGTCGAGAGCACCACCCAGTCAGTTCCCCTTCTGCGCTGCTTGCGGCCCTTGACCCGCCACAAGTGCCCGCTAGAGCAAACGACGCTGCTGCCGTCGTTGAAGGAAACACGGTACAGGGGGGCGTCCTCATAGTCCCTCCGAGCGATTACACGAACGGGCGCGCCCCCAGGAGAGAAAACTTCGTCGCCAGGTTGCACCTCTCCCCACAAGCGGCGCCCTTGTGGGGTTTCCACAGGCTCGTCGAGAGGGTGTGCTTTCCCGATCCCGTGACCGCTGACGACAGCCTCACGCACCGCGTCGACAGGAGTCTGCCCATCGAACTTGTTCGCGCGCACCTTCTGCCCGATGCGTTCGAGGAGCTCACAGGCCCACAGGTCGGGGCCGTACTTCGATGAGTAGATCAGGGAGTAGGGCTCAGGGAGCTCGCACACCTGGAGCGCTGTGTCGTTGTCCCAGTCGTAAGCGAAGAGGACAAAGCCGAGGGGGTCGTCATAGTAGCGGGCGACCTCGTCAGCGAGCTGGAGGTCTTCCGCCTTACCCACCTGCGCGGCGCCGGCCTGCTGTGAGTCGATCTGCCAGGTTCACGTTCACGTCGACGCGCTGGCTGTCCGTACGCTTGAACTGCTCGGACGCGAGGTTGCACAGCAGAAACTCCAGGAGCCGATCGCTGCCGCGGAGTGCGCGACGCTTGGCCTCCGTGATGAGTGCATCGACGTTGACGTGCTTGGCGTGGTTGTACGCCTCCATGAAGCCAGGCTGAGAGCGCTTCCAGTGGACTGGTGCCCACCGTGAGTAGCCGACCGCGGTCGCGGCCTCGTGGTCGGTGTAGCCGGCGCCGACGAGGGCCAGGAACTCACGCATGCGGGTTTCCTTGAGAGGGTCGATGTCGCCTTTGAGCAGGAGGACGCCCTGGTACGCGAGCGCGCTCCTGAGTGCGCCTAGCTTCTCGGCCTTTGCGATGTCGGGCGCGGGCGACTCCTTCACCTCCTCCTCGATCTTCGCAACAACCTCCTCGACAGGCAAGCCCGCAGGCATGGTGCCGTCGTCAAGGAAAAGGTCTATGCCGACGAGGTCCTCGGGCTCAGCGGGCTTCAGGAGGGCAGGAGTGGTTTTGCTCATGGCCCGCAGTCTGCCTCAGCGCTTGCGGGATAGGTGCACCTCCCTGAAACCGACTGCCGTCTGCATCCGCTTCTTACCCGAGCATATCCAGGCGATGCAGGACTTGCTCACGTCGAACTTGATCGCGAGCCTTCCGTAGCTCCAGCCGCCGCCCTGGTAGAGCCGAAGGATGAGCTCTACGTCCGAGTTGGAGAGCTTCGCTTGCTGGTGGTCCTCCCCAATCCGGAGGCCCCGAGCATTAACCGCGACGACCCTTTTGTACATGTGAAAATTTTCCTTTTGCCGGTTTGTAAGAATTTACAAGACTGCCACTGCACCACCCACATGGAAACTGCCACACGCCACGTGTCTATAGACACACGTGGCACGTATGGCAGAGCATTTCCACGTCTTTGTCCTCTTTGCCACACGTACCATTTCTTGCCACGTGTGGCATTTTGTGGCAAAGAAGAGTTCAAGGATTTCAAGCACATAACACCAATTCGCCCGAAGCCCGCTTCGCTGCGCCCGTGGCAGAACACCCTCCACAATATTTTGCAAATTTTCTCCATTCAAACGATCGTTTACCACTAAGCCCTTGATTATTAACATGCCACACGTTGCCACAACAACTCAACCGTCATATATTTTTTCCACATCACGTTGATAACTAACAGGTTTTCCATTTTGAATGCTGTTATCATATTTGCCATGCCACGTATGCCACTTGCCGTTGTCATGACGTAATTTTTTACCAATAGGCAGTTTTTTACACGTTCAAGCACCCTCTGTGACCCTCACGCTGCCGTCCTGGAGCACAATCCGTCGCCCTTCGCGGAGCGCTTCGATCGCCCTTACGACCACTTCCCGGCGCCGATCGCGCTTGCCCGAGCCCTCGTCGAACGGCATCTCGTTGACTGCTCGTGAGATGAGCTCGGTGAGGTAGACGGTGCCGTCGACCAGGCCCGCCATGTCCTGAGCAAGCCGGAGCACGAGCTTCTCGTTCGTCCCCTTCGGTTCGCTCGCGGCACGCCGCACCTCTCTGAGGGAACGGTCGTTGTGCTCGATGACGCAGCTCGATATGTCCTCCCCGTCCTCATCCATCGCGAGGACGACCTGGTGGAGCTTGAACCCGAACTCGGCCCCGTCTTCTCCGTCCTTGAGCTTGGTGACGGTGGCGACACGATCGTGCTCGCTCCTCAGTATTTCGATCTCCGCGTCGGCGGCGGCGCGCAGGCCCGACCACCCGCGGGCGCCCCGGGCGGCATCCTTGCCCGAGTGGTGGATGAGGAGCACGAGGGCGCCCGTGTGGTTGTGGAGCGCCCTGCAGTGGGCCAGGGCAGTCCCGACGTCCTCGCCGCTGTTCTCGTTGGCGCCAGGCATCGCCTGGGCGAACGTGTCCATCACGACGACCGCGGTGTTGCCGAGCGCCTTGACAGCGGCCAGGAGGTCCTTCGCGTCCGCCTTCGCCATCAGGTTGGGCGCCTCCCCCACGACGCCGATCGGGAGCTGGGAGAGGTCGACCTGGTGCTGGTGCGCGTACGCCTTGAGGCGGTTGCGGAAGCCGCCCGCGCCCTCCGCGCAGACGTAGACCACACCCCCTTGCTTGACCTGCCGGCCGCGCCAGGGCAGGCCCTGCACGATCGACATCACCATGTCGAGGGCAAAGAACGTCTTCCCGCTGCCTGAGTCACCGAACATGACCGCGAGGCCGGCCTGAGGCAGGACACCCTTGACGAGCCAGGTAGGGGGCTCGCCCGAGGCGAACAGGTGTGCAGGCACCACGCTGAAGCGCGGGGGCGCGTTGGCCGGCCGCGGCTCGTCCGAGATGTCTTCGAAGTCATCCACATCGAGGCCCAGGTGACTGCGGACATCGAACACGGTGCGGCGTTCGCAGTGCGCATGCAGGCACTTGAAGTTGCCCTGCTCGTAGCCGCCCGTGTGCGCGGGGAAGTAGGTCGTCGCGGATTCGGCGCTCTCCGTGGTGTGCTCGTCCTCCCACGGGCAGGTGACGTGCATGCGGCCGTCTTTCTCCTGGGATAGCAGGAGGTCGTTCTCGACGAAATAGCGGGCGACAGGGTCCGCCTTGTAGGCTTCGAGGAGGACCTCTCGCTTGGCGCTCGCCTTGCTCGTCGTGCCGGGCTCTGTCGCGAACTCGGCCTCCAGCACCGCCCACAACTCCTCGAACTGCTCGGGCGTGACGTCAGGGAAGGAGCTCGGCAGGCCGGTGTCCCACTCGTAGCGGGCACCGCTCGGGTGCGTGCCGAACGCTATGAACTGCTGTCCGGTGGCGAGGAACTCGATGATCCCGGTTTCGGTTCTGAGGACGCGCTTGGTGTAGTCCCCCGGGAGGGTGAAGGCGAAGAGGGATTTTTCTGAGTTGGCTCGGGTGCGGCGGGGCAGATTTCCGAGATACTCCCGGACACGTG